GCTTATACAACTCCTTTTCATTGCAAGAATTGTCCGTTTTTTTAATATTTCTCGATTTCTAATTATAAGTCGCCAACTTTAGGCGGCTTTTTCCTTTTTATATGGGGTTTTTAGAGGTTCCCTTATGCTTTTGCGATAACAACTCCGTATTGCCGGGGTCTAATTTCAGGAGTTTATTGACATCCCGAAGCTGATTCTGTGTGTTCTTAATGGAACTGTCCACATTTTTCAGTGCCTTTGTCAGACGGGTAGTATCGCCGCTTATCTCAACTGAGATTCCCTTTATTCTGTTAGCCATCGGGTGTCACTCCTTCCTGACAGTCATTTGATTTCAGCTAACCGTTTTTCAGCCGTATTGCAGTAATCCTGCGAAATATCAATACCAAGATAACGGCGGTTTGTCTTTTTGGCAGCCACCGCTGTTGTCCCTGCACCATTGAACGGGTCTAACACAATATCATTCTTAAAGCTGAAAAGTTTGAGTACTCGTTCAGCCAAATGTTCAGGAAACATAGCCGGATGTCCGTATTCTTTCATTCTCGTTTCGGGCGGGATATTCCATTTTGCCGTTACCCACGATTTGAATTCCTCGGCAGTAATATCGGCATCAGCTGAACTGCCGGATTTTTTCAAACTTCCCTTGCAGTAAATTTCAAGAAACTCCCATGTGTATTTCAGATACGGACTTGACGGGCTTTTCCAACTTCCGAAAAAACTTACACGGCAATTATGGTGATTCTTTTCCCAAAGAATCTCGCCTTTCCACATCATCTTCTGTTTCATAAAGAAATCACTGATGATATGGTGCGTTGGAATGCCGTCAGAATAAAGCGGCTGAATATTGATGATAAACCGTCCGCTGTATTTCAGCACACGGATACACTCTCTGAAAACATCAAACAGCTTTTTGAAATAACAATCCCAATTTACCGTGTCATTATTGGTGTCATAATCCAAGCCAAAGTTGTATGGCGGTGATGTAAAGATGATGTCAATACAGTTATCGGGGAGTTTTTTCAGCACTTCCAGACAATCCGCACATATGATTCTGTTCTCGTATTCAGGCGGCAAAGGATTATTTGTTTGCTGAAAAGAATGACCGACAGCATAATAAAATTTGTCACGGTGCAGTTCCTTTGCTTTTCGGTCAGCCGCCTTTATTTTATCTGCCATCGGGTGTCACTCCTTCCTGCGTTAAAATGCGTCCATATCAGACTGTGTTGCAATTTCCGAATAGCCTTTATAATCATCGTTCCTGCTCTCGCTGTACATATCGTTGACCATGCCGATTGTAAGCAGATCAAGGTCACGGATAGAAATGCCCAGCTGTACACAGCGGAGCAGAAATAATGGTGTTGTCATTTCCCTGTCAGTCGGTCTAAGTTTTTTTTAGACTGCACATCGGTCTGGACATTCAAGCCCCACAATTCTATCAGTTTCGGCAGAATCTGATAAATAGAGAATGTGTTGAAGTTGTCGAGCCAATCTTCGGGAGTGTCGGGAATATCGGGATCGGCGTGTTTTGCCATGATATAGGCAATGTTTTCAAACATCTCCAAAGAAAACAAATCAAGACCGCTGTTGTCCTCGTCCTGTTTGCTGACGGATTTTTCCAAAAGCGACAAGTCCTTGTAAATATCTCTGTGGAAACGCAGTCTGTATATTCTCGGAATGGCGGCTGATGCACGGAATTTTACCGGCTGTCCGTCAATCTCTATCGTCTGTGTCAAACTCATTGTGTGTCCCTCCACTTTTACGGATTAGGCTCGCCGCCTGTCGTTGCATTTGGCAGATAGACTTCGCTGTACCAGTTCAGATACACCGCATCCGTTGTATCATCACCTGTTTTTGCTTTGACAAGACCGTTTCCAAGCGGTGCGGCCTTAATGGACAGCTTTTCTGTCTTGACTTCAATCTCGTCCTCATTGGTCTGCGATTCAATGGTTGGTCTGCTTGCAGAGCAGTAATACATCACATGGCGTATCTTTTTTGCATCGCCGTCAAACTCGAAGAGCAGTGCGAAGTTGGCAGTTTCTACATTGGAATTCTCGATAAGCACACCGTTGCTGTCGAGTGTTTCTTTCAGAATGTCCTTGCGGAAACTTTCGGGGATAAGAGCCAATTCTAACTCCCCATCGTATCCCATATTGTTGCTGATAGTGTAATACGCATAGCCATCTGCATAGAAGTTGTTCGGCTCACCGTTCGGGTCAAGCGACAGCGACACCGCACCGGGCATAGGTACGGGTGTTTCAAAAGTTGCTGTGCCGTCCGTGTTCAGCTTTACAATGGCATAATGCACATTACAAAGATTGAATTTGACTTTGTTCTTTTTATTTGGCATGGTTGATTCCCTCCGTTTCAAATTGATACATCACCTCATAGAGCTTTTCGCTGTCAATCCACACTTCTGATTTATCATAGAAGATGTTATAGCGGTCAAGCACTTCCTCGACTTTCAGTTCAAGCTCCGTGTTTTTATAATCGGTGTACAGTTCGATGTGTACATCGTTTATTTTGTAATAGACCCTGCCGTCAGCTGCAAAGTTGTCACTGCCAGGCAGAAGATAACAGATAAAAGGCGGATTCGGACTTTCACCTTCGGCAAAGTGGTCATAGGCATAGGGCAGTCCTATCTCATTCAGAATTGAAATAATTTTATCCATGCGGTCACCCTTTCAATGCTTTTTCGATGGCTTTTTCAAGTGCCGTGATGCCGTGTTCCTCCGCAGGTGCAATGTGAGGCTGTGCCTTGGTTCTGCCGCCGCCACGCTTGGCATGACCAAACTCCAAAAGATGTGCCAGCTGATAGCGGTTTTTGGAGTGAACAGTGACTTCCAGCTTTTCGGAGGACTCCTTGGTTTTCTTGACCGCCCAGCTTTTCGCATAGGCGCCAGTCTTTTTCGGTGCGGTGTCCTGTATCTCTTTCCGCACATCGTTTCCGGCTTTTCTGACAGCCTTTTTCATATCAGAAGTGGCAAGCCGTGAATATTCCGTCAAGCCTTTCATGACTTCATCGGCAAGGTCGTCAATTTTTACCGTCTTGCTCATGCTATCGCCTTGCCTTTCTGCACCGGAATTTGATGCACTTCTTTTTGTAGTTCATGTGGTCAACAGCAACGATGTTATAAATCTCATTATTGAAAATGATACGATGGCTTGTCGTGCCGACATTTGCCGTCTGTCCGCACCAACGCACGGTAAAGGTACAATCCGCATCTTCTACCGTTGTACCCGCCACAGCCGTTTCCTTGCCGTTTCTGCCGCTTTCTCCGCCCACCGTTGCATAACAGGAGAATTCATCATTCCAACAGCCCGTATGGTTACCTATCCTGTCGGTCAGAACAGCATTTCGCTGAAAAATAATACGCTGATTCAGCAGTGCTATCTCCATCAGAATTCCTCCTTCCGGCTGCCGAAAAGCAAGGCTCTGAGGGATAAGGTCAGAGCCTTGTAATCAGCTTCTTCACGGTGTTCATAGAAATAGGCGACAGCATACAGTATAGCCACTTTTGCATTTTTTTCGGATTTCAGCTTTGTTCTGTCATCGGTTCGCATAATGTCCAGACACAACGACTCTGCCGCATAAATGTAGTTGCGGATAAGCGTATCATCTTCGTTATGGTCGACTCTCAGAAAAGTTTTGACTTCCTTGACCGATACCGTCATGCCGCCACCTCATCATGTTTTAGTGGTTTTGGCAGTGCCGATTTTCAGAATCTGTACAGCTTCGGGAAGTACCAGTTTGCCGTCAACTCTTTCTTTCGCAACAAAACCGACCATGTCATTTCCTGCGAAAAGTTCGGTCAGCTTCTTGAAAGAACGAGTGCCTCTGTCGCCGATGTTGTAGTAGCTGTAATCGCCGAAAGCGATCATATTAGCAGGTGCATATTCCGATGTATAAACCGGATAGCCAGCCAGTCTTTCGGGTTCTCCGTCTTTCAGCGACTGCTGCCACAGATACTGTCCGTCCGAATCCTTGAGAGTGCGGACTGTTGCCAGAATCTTGTCATTCATAATGAAAGCGGCCTTTTTACGGTAAGGTCTTTTCAGGGCATACACAAGGTTGATGATATCGTCACCTTTAAGAGCAGTGGTTGTCGCTGCGACTTTGCCGCCGCCTGTTGCTGCAAAAATACCTGTCGGCTTGCCCTGACCGTTGCCGTTGAGGAAAGCATCCTCTTCCGCATTGGCAAGTGCTCTGCCGAACTGCGTGGTGATATAGCTTTCAAGTCCGAAAGAATTATCATAGAGCAGTTCCTCCGTAATCTTGATAGCTACATGGAGTTTATGAGCGTCCAGCAGAATCTGGTCAAAGGTTGTATCGCCCCATACAAGCGGCTCGCCCTCTTCAATCCACGATGCCGCAGGTTTGGTGGCGGCAATGTTGATTTTATGGTCGCCGCCGGTCTTGATTTTCGTGCCGAGAGTACGCATAATGTTTTCGCTGTTCAGCACTTCAATAATTCTCTTGTCGTACTCTTCGGGAACGAGATAACCGCCGTCTGCGTCAGTGCCTTCCTGCAAAACATTTGATACATTTCGGAAATTGCTGCGGAGTGCCGCCAGCATAGCCTTTTTGTAGTCCTCGCTTGCTCTGCCCGTGCCGCCAATCTCACCTTTGAAAGGCTTTGATGTCAGCGGAGTGTTCATCGGTTTGGAAACTTCCTGCTCCAGAGCGTCCTCTCTCTGCATACGGCTGATCTCACGGGAAATGTCCTGAATGTCCTTTTCCATGCCCTCATAGACGGCATAGTCGGCATCATTCAGAACACCGTTTTCATTCTTGTGGGCAGCCGCAAAAGCACGAGCCGCCTCGATTGCCTGATTTCTCTTTTCAATCATCTGCATAATGGTCATATTGCTGTTCCTCCTTATCTCATCAGCTCATTTACTCTGTTCTGCACGGCAGAATAATTGTACCCTGCGGCAGTGAGTTTCTTTCTGCGTTCCTCGCCGTTGCCCCATTTACCCTGAATGACCTCACGGGCAAGTTCGTCAACGGACTTCTGCGGTGTCTTGCCGGAAAGCAGTTCATTCACTCTGTTCTGCACAGCGGAATAGCTGTATCCGGCGGCGGTAAGTTTCTGTTTGCGTTCCTCTCCGGCACTCCATTTTCCTGCGATGACCTCTTTGGCAAGTTCATCAACAGACTTCTTTTTTGTCTGTGAAGTGGAAGTTGACGTTGTTCCACTCCATCTCGGGCGATAAAAAGCGTACACCGTGCCGTCACTGAGGTATCGTGTTTTTCTCTTGAAAGTCGATGTGCCAGCCCAATTGTAGCTGTAGCCGTCCACATTGCCCTCAAGTGTCGTGATGGTGTTGCCGTTCACGCTTTCCACAATGCCGACATGGTCGCAGAAATACTTGTCCTGATACGGGTAGTCAGCATAACGCAGGAAGAACAAATCGCCCGCCTGTGGTGCTTTCGTGCCTTTCTTGAACCAGTCGCCGTACTTGCCGTCAGAAGTGCGTGGCACATCACCTGCACCGCCGTTGACCGACTTGATGTACTTTCCAAGAAAGCCGCAGTCTTTCATGATGGCTGAAACCGCAAACGCACACCAGTCATAAACTGCACCAAGTCCAAGGTTGGTTTTGCAGACAAAATTGCCGTTTGTGCCGATATAGCCTTTCGCCGTGTTCAAAAATCTTTCTCTGTCTGTCATAGTAAAAGTCCTCCTTTAGGTGAATTTTTTGATGGTATCCAAACGGTCAAATATTTCTTTTACGGAGTGACCGTCAGATTTCTTTGTCAATTTGTTCAGCAGATTGCTGTTGACAGTCTTTCGGGAAAACAAAAAAGAGGACGCTGTATTCTGCTCCTCATCATCGGGTGTATTTTCCTGTTCGTCCTGTGATTCTTCGCTTTGTGCTTTGCCGAAAATGCCGTCCGCAAAACCGAGTTCAATAGCCTTGTTTGCATTCATCCATGTTTCCGATTCCATCAGCTTTGACAGCTTTGCACGGGACAAGCCTGTTTTCAGCTGATAGGCATTGATGATGCTTTCTTTGACTTCGGCAAGCATATCAATGGCTTTCAGCATTTCATTGTGGTCACCGAATGCAATTGTGGCGGGATTATGGATCATTAGGATTCCCGTTGGGGACATCAAAACTGTATCTCCTGCCATAGCAATAACGCTCGCCGCTGATGCCGCAATCGCATCAATTTTGACAGTGACCTTGCCGGGATATTCGGACAGCATATTGTATATCTGTGCCGCTGCTACACAATCGCCGCCTGGTGAGCAGATATACACCGTAATGTCACCGCTGCCGGAAAGCAGTTCGTCTTTGAACATCTTAGGTGTCACATCGTCTGCGTACCAAGATTCCTCAGCAATCGTGCCACGAAGTTCAAGTATGCGTTCCGTGGTTTCTTCCTCTGCATCGTTGCGAACTTTTCTGTTCTTCCAATTCCAAAACTTATTCATCAGTAGTTTCCTCCCTTCCA